GACCTCGCCGTCCTCCAACTGGCGCAACCCGCGCTGGCGCATCACCGCCTCGCGGTGCTTCTCGTCGCGCAGCGTGACGCCCAGCCCCCGGTCGTGGAAGCCGTCCCACTTGGTATCGCCCCAGGACCATGCGGTGCGCGCCGGCATCGACACGCCCAGCCCCGCCCAGGCGCCGCACCGCTCACACGGCACCGGCTCGATGCGCTCAGCCATCGGGCGCAGCCTCGTGGTCTTGTGGCCCTGGGCGCACCAGTACTCGTAGATCGGCATCAGACCACCCCTCCAGGCGGCAGGACCTCAGCAACCCGCGTCGAGCCAGCCGGCATGCCGGCAACCTCTCCAGGCGCAGGGGGCGCCGCAATCTGCGGGCCGCGCTCCATGCCCGCCACGCCCTCGGGCGCCACCGGCGCTGCCATCGCAGGGGGCGCCGCCACCATGTCGGCCGGCAGGTCGAAGGACCGCGCCACCATCGCCAGCAGCTTGTCCGGCGCCACACCCAGCTTCTCCAGCAGCGGCAGCAGCGTCAGCAACTCCTGCTTCCTCACCGCCTCGCTCATCGGCGTGGTGCCCAAGTCGTGCGCGAAGATCTGGAAGTCGGCCAGCAGGTCCGCCGCCTCCATCTGGTACGCCTTGCCCTGCATCTGCACCAGCTCGCTCGTGCCCCCCATCAAGGTGGCCAGCATCACGAGGTACGTGTGCGCCGTTTGCGTGATGCACGCGTCGCGCGCCCGCGCCATGCGCCCAATCTCCGACGCCGTGTAGGCCGCCAGCGCCTGCACCTCGGTCGCGCTCGCCTTGGTCGCCTCGCCCCGCGTGAACGGCGCCAGCACCGACCCGCGCCCAAAGTCTGCGTCGACCTCGGCCAGATACCGCTCCAGCTCCACCGGCACCGGCACATGCGGGATCGGCGCGATGGCCCCCGCCAGCGTCTGCCCCGTGCTCAGCTCCACCTCGATGAACTCGCCGTCGCGCCCCTGCGCAATCTTCGCCATGCTCTCCGGGTCCAGCACGCCCTTCTCCACCATCCACTGCCGCGCCGCCTTGCGCACGCCGTTCGCCTGGAACGTACGGATAATGTTGGTTTCCGCCACTTGGTCGTACACCCGGCGCAGCGCCGAGTACCCAGCCAGCGGCTCGTCAGGCTCCGTGCTCATGTAGAGCGGCACCAGCGGCACCTTCACAACGCCGCTCACCGTGCGGAAGGGGATCGCCTTGAACTTCTCCCGCTCGCCCTCCCCATCGGCGCCCCCGTCGCCCACCTCCAGCGGCATCCCATCGTACAGCCACTGGTCGCGCTTCCAGTCGGGGCTCCACACCTTGAACGTCCCACCGTCAAGGTCGTACACCTCCACCACGAGGATGAAGTGCTCTTCGCTCGGCGGCGCTTGGTCCAGACCGCCGCCCCGGTCGTAGCCGGCCCCGTCGCCGCGCCCCTCCACGCCATCTGTGATGTACCGCGTGAAGCTCCGCTCAGAGTACTTCTTCGCGCCGTAGCGCTCCTTCGCGTGCTCCACCGGCAGGTAGTACCGGTGCGCCACGAACCGCTGCATGTCCCAGGTTTCCGCCGTCGTGTCGACGATCACATCCCACGGCGCCACCGCCGCCACCGTCACCCGCTGCAACGGGTCGGGGTGCGGGCGCGTGCCCAGCTTGACCGCCGCGAACGGGTAGATCAGCGCCAGCCGCAGCGCGTTCTCCAGCACGGCGCGCACGCCATGCAGCCAAACGTTCGCCACCTCCTGCGCCACCTCGGGGTCGCCCGCCCCTCGCAGGTCCGGCTTCACCACCACGGCCGGGTCCTTCACGAACAGCGACGCCACGTAGCTCTCAATCAGCTCGTAGCCCCGGCTCGTCTCGATCAGGAGCTGGTCCGTCTCCCGCTTGTCCCAAAACCGCATCAGGTACGCGTTCCGCAGGCGCCGCATCTCCGCGCGCCGGTCCTCCCAGCGGTGGTCGTGCGCATCGTAGATGTCCGCGAACTGCGATGCCTTCATGTCGCCACCTTCCAAGGCAGAACCTGCCGCCTGATACGCTTAGCCCGCGCCTCTGTCAACCGCGCGTCCATGTAGTTGCCCATCTGCTCGCGACGAAACGCACGCGCCCCATCCTGCGTCGCCCGGTAGGCCAAGGCGCACGCCATCGCCATGTCGTCGTGCATCCCCACCGGCGCCTCAGGCGCCACCCGGCGCACCTCCAGCGCCTTCAACTCCGACAACGTGTGCTGGTCGAGCTGCGGAATCAACTCCGCGTCCACCGCCTCACGCAGACACTCGTACGCCTCCAGCTTGCTCTTGATGCTGGTGGTCCACGGCTTGCCCTCCCGGCTCGCCCACAGGCGCTTGTACCCCAGGCGCTCCAACTCCCGCAGGACCACATGGCCGTGGTTGTTCGCCTCCGCCAGCACCATCGCCTGCCCGTAGCGGAAGCCCACCTGCGCCACCCGCTGCGCCCACACATGCGGCGCCGTCGTGTTGGTGCGCTCGATGTACACCGGCGCCATCGTGGCGAGGCTCACCACCATCAGCGCCGAGTAGTCCTGCCCCAAACCGCCCGAAGTGTCGACGCCCATCACGTAGCGGTCGTCCTCGTCAGGCGGCGCCAGCTCGCGCTCCGCGCTGTCGAACCAGATGCCCTCGATCCGCTCCAACTTCTCCGGGTCGAAGAAGCCGCTGTCGCGCGCCAGGAACGCATCGTCGATGTTTGCCGGGTACTCGCGCCGGAACTTGCTCAACCCCAGCGTCGTGACCTGCTGCCGGCGCCACCACAACTGCGCGTCGTCGAGGCCGTAGCGCTCGGCCATCTCTTCCTCTTCCTCCGACCGCTCAAAGTCGTCAGGAAGCGCCTCGTCCCGGTACGCCGCGTGCTCCCACCACCAGTACGTGAAGAGCGCCCACCCGTTCTCCGGCGCGCCCATGATCAAGCGGTGGAACGCGTCGCCCGGCGCGTTGACCGTCGACTCAATGCACACCGGCCCGTCGCCCACCGCCGCCGTCGTCTGCGCCAGCACCTCGTCGGGGTCTACGTAGAACGCGAACTCCGACAAGTGGGCGCCGCTGAACGAGAAGGACCGCGTGCCGCCCGCCCCGCGCGTCGTGAACGACGAGCAGCCGGCCAGCGTGTCACCGAACACCATGTCCTCCACCGTGTCGCGCTCCAATCGGCGCCGCAGGCCCTCGGGAAGCCCGCGAATCCATCGCTGGTCCATGCGCCGCAGCTCGCGGGCGCTCCGCTCGTGGAAGGACAGCACCGCGTATGTCTCGGGCGCCGTCGTGGCGTACGCCCGGTGGAACTGCCACGCGCGCACCGCCGTCGATACGCCCACCTGGCGCGCCTTGACCACGATCACACGGCGCCGCGTGTCCAGCAGGTCCCACAACCGGCGCTGCGCAGCGTTGGGGACGAAGGGGACGAAGCGGCCGGTGCCCTTGTCGCGCACTTGGAGCAGCTTGCAGAACGCCGTGCGGTCCCCAACGAGGCGCCGCACCTTCGCAGCCAGCTTGTCGGGCGCCCCAGGAGGCGACCACACGGTCTGAGGCGCTGTCATTCGCCATCTCCAAGGGCGTCAAGCGCCGCCGCGAGCTGGCGCATCTGCTTCTGGTCCACCGTGTCGTCCTCGAACGCTCGGCGCCCCTCAGTCACCACCCACTTGGCCAGCTCGACGGCTGTGCGGTCGCCCCGGCCCTCGGCCAACGTGTGCTCCATGACCGTGATGGAAGCCCGGATGAGGCCCTGGACGCGGGCCGATAGCTCTTCGGGCGTGAACGGGGCTCCGGGTACTGTCGAATCCTCAACGGGCGCACGCGCGAGAGCGCTTCCATCGTTGATTTCTTGATCTGCTGATTGGAAGGGGGGGGCCTCCTTCACGCCTACCCCACTCTTGCGCCCCGCTACCCCTCTCCCCTCTACCCCCTCCACGCCCAGGAACCGAGCCAGCGCCCGCGCTCGGGCAGCTGCTGGTCCGTGGATGGGCGGCGGGAGAGCGAGGGCTTCCCGGATCTCCCGCTGGTCGCAGCGCACCACGCGCTCCGAGACTCCGCAAGCAGCAGCGAGCCGTGAAGCTTCCGCTCCTGGCAAGGACCCGTCCGGGCGCATCGCAGCGCGGACGATCTCCCGGCGCGTCGCAGCGCTCGGGCGATGGACCACCACGAGGTCGGCGACGTCGGCGACGGGATGGGCGGCGGGTTGCGGGGCAAGTGGAGCGCGGCGCGGCATGTGAAGTCAGTACAGCGCGGCGGGCCGGCCGTCAACTGAAGCCGCGCGGCGGGGTTGCTAACTGATCGCTCAGTCAGCGAACGCTGATCGATCGATCAGCTTCCGTCGTTCGTGCTTCGTGCTGCACACGCTGCCCGGCGCCCTCGAGCTGTCCTCGAGCTGTCCTCGAGCCCGGAACGTCGTGTGCGCCGCGCCTTGACACTTCCCTGACAACTATTCCTCCCCCACCACTTGCGCACCTGCGCACCCCCAGATAGAGTAGTGATGTCGGCGGCGATGAGCCCCGGCGCCCTCACCTGGCACGCTCCCTTCGGAGACTCCGCTATGCCCGTCGCCCGCTTCGATACCTCCCGCTCCGCTTACACCGCTGGGCTCTTCCACGTTCACCCTGTCGGCGCTGGCATGTTCGCCGTTACCCACGCGTCCGGCGCTGAGTTCCACGGGGGCGCTCCCTTCCACGCTGCCCGTGCGTTCGCTGACTGCTTTGCGCTCTATCTCGGCGCCCGTGGAGCGGACTCTACGGGCTACGGGTGGGCCGCTGACGGTGACGACGGGCGCGCGATTGACGACGCGTACGCTGCCCTGTTCCGCGCGTACCCCGAAGCGCATCTTGTGGGCGCTGCCCAGTGGAACGGACCCGAAGCCGCCCGCTAACCCTGCCCGCTCCCCTCACACCCTGGAGACTCCGCTATGTCCAACTCCCTGTTTACCGCGCTCGCTACCGCGCTCGCTCGCACCGGCCTTGATGACGGGCGCGGCGGACTCCGCGCCGCTTCCGCTGACGAGTTCATGTACATGTACGAGGACGCAGCTGGGGACCACTGGTTCAAACACGTTGCGTCCCGCAACTACATCATGCTGGCCAGATGCTCGGAGCCTTACATCACCGTCCCTATGGGCGGCGCGTTCTTCGGTGGCACCTTCCCGGCGCCCGCCTGAGCTGCACTGCGCCCCGTGTGTCACGACGCGGGGCGCGTGTAACCTGACTCCGCCGGGGAAGGGTTACAGAATAAGGCCCTTACAACGCCGGTGTGTCTCTGTAACCTGTGTAGAACGTGAAACTCCCCACTACACACATTTACTACATCTCTATACTCTCCCTGTTTTACGTTCTACATAGGTAACAGAGACACATAGGCTTAGAGGCTCCACTATTCTGTAACACGTCTCCCTCCCGAGTCAGGTTACACGGCCTCACTCGTGACACATCGGCATCCTAAGCCGGCAATCCCCTTGCGAGGGGGCGCCGTCTGCTACCCGGAACACCACGCCGGATGGCAGACGGGGCAACCTCGCCCGCCCCGACACCGCTACACCCTGGAGAACTCGTCATGCTTGCTATCGTCACCCGCTACGCCGGTCCGACCGACACGCGCGGCGCGCGCATTCTCGCCACGTGGGAAATGGGGCGCCTGTCTCGCCCCTACTTCCACGCGCTTGACGAGGTGGAGAACCACCGCTGCGCCGCGCTTGACGCGTTCCAGCGTATGGGGCTCGACATGTCGTGGCTCGACATGCACAGCGGCCCGACGGACAAGGGCTACGCGCACGTAGTGGTGCCCCGCAAGTCTGACGACTGAGCCCGCCCGCCGCCCTTCCCCGCTCAAGCGGGGCGGGGTGCGCCGTCCGGTAGCGGCCCCGCGCCGCTCTCGCACGGGGCGCCACGCCCACTGCCCCTCACCCCTGGAGCCTGACATGCTCTCCGCTACTGACGTCCTGCTGGCCTACCCGCGCGCCGCTGAAGGCGAGGACGGCTGCATCTACCTCGACCATCTGCACCTCTGGCTCGACACCTACACCGGCGCCCCTGAGGGCTGGGTCTGCACCTACCTCGACGGCTCGCAGGAGCCGATCGATACGCTGGCCGACATCGAACACGCGCTGTCCCGCTCGACCGCCCCCGGCGCCGCTGCTTGGCTCGATGGGGGTGAACTGTGAAGGCCGGCCGCTGGGCGCCCGTGTGCGTCGACGGCGCGTGGTACGTGGTGCGCCCCGACTCGGGGTGCGCCCGCTACCTCTGGCCCCTTGGGTGCGCCGCCTTCACCCTGCTGGAGCTGCTGCCCAGCACGCCCGGCGCGGGCGCGTGGCCCGACGAGGTGGGCGCCGCCCTCGCAGCTGCGCGCGCGAACGAGCACGACGAGGACGTAGCCGACATGCGCGCACAGCTCTACGCTATCCGCCGCGCCGGGAAGGAGCGCGCAGCGGAGCGCGCCGCCGCCGCCGCCGCAAAGAAGAAGGCCCGCTGGACTGACCCGGGCGTGTGATAGCCCGCCCTCACTTGCGCACCCGCGCACACCTTGATACACCCTTGCACATGGAGCGCCCCTATGCCCAAGTCTGAAACGGAGAAGCTGGCCGCCACTGCGAACGGCTGTCTGTCTGTCCTCGCCATCTGTCTCGTGGTCCTCGTGGCCGGCTGCGTTGTCGGTCCCTGCCTCCCCTTGCTGCTGGTCGGCGGCGCTGGGGGTGCGCCTTGACCGTCGCCCGCTTCATCGGTGGAGCCGCCCTTGTCGGCGCGTTCCTGCTCGCTGTCACCGGCATCCCTGTCTGGCACGCCGCCTGGATTCCCCTCGCGCTCGTCGGCCTGATGACCATCTCTGCCACTCTGGAGGACTGAATGCCCCTCGACCTCTCCCCCCTGCGCCCCGCCGTGGAGCTGCTGCATCTCCACTTCGGCAACTGGAAAGCGGTTGAGCGCGCCATCGGTTTCCCCCATGCGACGATGCGCCGCTGGGCCGCCGGCTCGGTGGGCGCCCCTCAACCTGGCCTGCTTGACCTTGTGATCCTGCGCCTGCGTGCGCAGGGGCTCGACGAACTGGCCGCCTCATGGGTGGCCGCGCGCGCCGCCGTGTACCCTCACCTTCCGCCCGTGGGTGGTGCGTCGTGATCCCTCCCCTCGTGGTGCCCGCCCCCTGGGCGTGGGCGCAGCACGGCCCTCTCTGGCTACTGCTGGAGGGCGCCGTGCCCCGTCTCCTGCTGCACCGTCGCAGCGGGTGGTGGGAAGTGTCGCACGCTGACGGGACTGTGATCCGTGACGGCGTGACCGAGGGGCGCTTGGCCGCCGCGTTGAACGACGTCTATCCTCGCCTGTCTCTGGAGGTGCCCGATGCGACTGATGCCCCTTGAAGAAGCGCGGCGCCGCGTGGAGGATGGCACCTTCACCCGCGCGTGGCTCGACGACCTGCTGCCCCGGTGGCGCCGCTCGATGGAGCTGGCTGTGCTGTGGCACAAGCACCTGGGATGGTCTGACGCCATCGGCTACCAGTGTGCGTCGATCGACATCGCGGTACGCAACGGCCTCAAGCCGCCCGCTGAGGGGGAGGCTGAGAAGGCGGCGCTGCTGGCGCAACCGAAGCCGCCGCGCCCCGATGAGCCGGTGGACTATGACGCGCTGCGCGTCGACGGCTACGGCCTCGACATGCCCATCGTGTCTCGCATCTCGGTCGCGCTCGGTGGCGCTCGGTTGTTGCCGGCCAACGCGCAGCCCACCCCCGACGAGTACGTTCACATGATGCCCAGCATCACCCTCGTGGAGCGCCCGGCTACTGACGCGCACCTGCCATCGCGTGAGCTGGCGGGCGCCGTCGAGTGGGTGGCGCGCGCCGGCGCGGGGTGGAGCAGCTTCTTTGCGGGCGAGCCGCTGGTGCTGGTCCGCACCAGGGAGGATGCCGTTTGGGGGCACCCCGAGCGGTTCTACGATGTGCGCCGCTCGCATGCGTGGTGCTGGGTGGGGAGCGGGCCGCCGGTCCACGGCTTCACCCGCTACGGGCGCCGGCCCACCCCGCGCTCGCGGCTCTACCACGCCATCCACCGCTGGGAGCTGGCCCCCGAATGACAACCTTCCATCAACTGTCCGCGCTCGCGGCGCTCGACCGTGGCACCTGGGTCCTGGGCATTGACCCCGGCCTCAAGGGTGCGATGGTCGCCCTCGGCCCCGACGATCAACTGCTCGTGCGCTGGGCAGACGGCGCCGATGGTTACCTCGGGCCGCGCGCCCACCTTGAGGCGGCGTACCCTCGGGCGCTGGCGTCCATGCAGGCGGCAATCGGGCAGGCGCCCACCCTGACGGTGGTG